GTCCTCAGCGTGGTTTCTTAGAAGGTGGATTACTATTTTATCCTGGTACTAAACCAGACGGCAGAAGTGCAATGCCTGTACTAAACAAGAATACAAATACATATGATTTTAAACCTAACATAACAGCGTTTCATGTTCCTGTTGATAGTGAGTTGGGTAAAAGAATTCCAAATGCAAAAGTTATGATTGCTGCAACAGGTTATTATGGTAAATTGGGTAGTGGTGAAGAAAGTAGATTTCCAAACGCAGAAAGTTTATCAACACCTGATACGATTGTCCAAGGTACTACATATGCAGAAGAATTGCCAGGTGTTGATAAATCTGGATTAACTAATTTGTCTAAATTCATACAAGCAAATGCACAGAAAATAGATAATTTTCTAGCACCCAAACCTGGTATGAATAATCCAGGTGGTGAATTGTATACATACTTAAATCAACATCTAAGAACAAGTGGATTATTAAGAGACTTCCCCGCATGGGCCCAAAGTAATTTAAGTGCTAAGAAAGCACAAACATTATTAAGTGATCCAGAAGGATTAAAAGCAACATTAGGTGCGGTAGAAGCTATTACTAATGAAAAAATGAAAGTGATAAAATCATTAAGTTTAGGATTACATGGTGGCATAATGCAGTCTAATCCAGAAGGGTATGCACAAGCACATCCTGAAGTAAATTTTAAATATGCATTACCCGGACAGTTTTTAAAATTAATAGACCAACTTAATTGGCAACCGAGAAAATTATGATACAGCGTACAAAAGGTAAAACAGCAGTAGTAGGATGGGGTCGTGGCATGGGACATAAAGGTCACATGTTATTAGCCAGCGCAGTTATACATCAAGCAAAAGCTATAAATGCTACACCTATTTTTATTTTAAGCAGAACAAGCTTAATAGATCCTAACACTGGTGATTTATGGGCTGATACCAAAAAAGTTAGATCAACAAAAGATGATCCATTAACACCACAAGAAAAACTAGCAATATATCAAAAAACATTTCCTGAAAACGCAAAAATTTTTACAGTAGCAGATGGTGAATCAGGATCACTTAATGATGCATTAGCAAATTTAGCTAAGCAAGGTTTTACTAATGTAGTGCTAGTAGTTGGTGCAGATCAAAAAGCTGCATTTCAATATTTGGTAAATCCAAGTAAAGATGGTTCAATACCATATCAGCAAATGGGTTTACAGAATTTAGTAGTTATGAGCAGACAAGAAACACAAGCACCTGGTAGTGACATAGAAGGTCCAAGAGCGACTCCTATGCGTCAGGTTCTATTAGACCCGAAAGTTAGTGACGAACAAAAGTTTGCAGTATGGCGGGATGCTATGCCAGACGCACTAGACGATAGGGAAGTGTTTGATTTAATGCAAAGAGCGCAACAAAGATTGGGCAGAGCAGAACAAGTTGCGCCACCTAAAACACCAAAAGCAAAGATTAAAGAGTTCATTCAACGTGTTCGTCCTATGCTCAAAGAAGCAAGTGTAGAGAAGAAAGTGCAAGTTCTTAAACTAATTAAAGAGGCAATTGCGAAGCAAGGCGTTGCAGAAGCGGAAGAACCATATAATCTACCGCAACGTCACACAATGGATTACGGGATGCGTAAGACAATGATTCACAGACTAGCCAAAGCTACAGACTATGAAATCAGTGCATTAAGTCTAGCTAGCGACGAGGAACTAACAGATTTATACAAACAAGTATTCCCAGATCAAGATATTAACGAAGATTATCTAGACGAAAAATAATTTGACTGCTAAAACCTCATGTAAATAATAGTACATTTTCATGAGGATCAAATGGCTAAGAAAAAACAAACCCAAGAAGCTACTATCCCTGTAGAGCAGGCAATGGAAGCAATTCAAGAAATTACAGAACAAGATGCCCAACAAGCAGAACAATCTGCAGTACCCGGGCAAAATCAAGTACAGGTCAATGTAGACTTTTTGCGTACAACCCGCGTACACATAGCTATGCCATGCTATGGCGGAATGTTAACAGAAAGCACATTTATGAGTTTTATTAAATGGGCTAACACCGCACGTCAATTGGGAATTGACTGGACATTGGAAACAATGGTAAACGAAAGTCTTATCAGTCGTGCCCGTAATACACTAACTGCAAAGTTTTTAGATCAACAAGAATCAACACACTTATTCTTTGTTGATGCTGACATTGGTTGGGAGCCATGGCACTTACTAGTGTTATTGAACCGTGATAAAGACGTTATTGGTGGACTATATCCTATGAAGACTATGCCAATCAAGTGGGTAGTCAATGGATTTGAGGGCGCAGAAGAGGGCCCAGACGGACTACAAGAAGTTAGCAAAGCAGGTACTGGTTTCTTACTAATGAAGAAGCATGTATTTGAAAAACTAAATGTTCACCCAGCAGTTAAACAGTACAAGAATGACATTGGACTAGATCCAAAATATGACAAGTATCTAAAGACATATTTTGATACAGCAGTACGTCAGAATCGTTACTACAGTGAAGACTGGACCTTCTGTGAAAACTGGCGCGACTTAGGTGGTAAAGTGTACGTTGACAAACGTGTTCTATTACGCCACAGTGGTGCATATGTATTCTGTATGGAAAATCAACAGCATTTGTTGAATACAATTGGACCTATGTACATCCAAGAACAACAAGCACAAGCCGCACAACAAGCGCAAGCAAGTGCAGCTCCTGTTGATGCAGGCACAGTTAAAACTACAAAAAAATCTAAAAAAACAGCGTAAATCTAATAAATTATACGTAAATGAAAGGGTTATGACAGGAAACTGTTATAGCCCTTTTTTGATAAATACTGTATGAACCTAAAGGAACTAGCAAATTTTAAACTGCATGATGCAGTATTTTTTCATGACCAACTAAATCCAGTGATTTTTTTGGGAGATAAGATGCGCCCCGAAGTTAGAAATCAATTGCTTATAATAGCAGAAGATTTTATTGACCATTTGGGCATTCCACATTTAGAAATAGAAGATGTAACATTATCAGGCTCAAACGCTGCCTATACATATACCAAACACAGTGATGTAGATTTGCATATTCTAGTAGACATGAAAAAATTAAATGATGACACTGTTTATAGAGAACTGTTTGACGCCAAAAAAACAATTTACAATGATACACATGATATAGAAATTGGTGGTTATGATGTAGAACTATATGTTCAGGACTCAAATCAACCAGTTATAAGTTTGGGTGAATATTCTGTAGTCAATGATAGTTGGTTAAGGTTACCTAAGAAACATCGTTCTAATTTAGATCAAGCAGCCACTAAATTAAAATTTAATAAGTTAGCACATTTAGCAGAATTAGCAGTAAAATACGATGATGAAAAAAGAATAAAAACTCTGCTTAAAACAATTAAGAAATATAGACAAGCAGGACTTGATATTCACGGTGAGTTTGGTCCTGAAAATTTAGCATTTAAAGCACTAAGGTCAAAGGGCATAATTGGAAAACTATATGATAAACTTAATCAATTACATAGTGAAAAATTAAGTTTACCTGAGACTATATCAATAACTGATGAAGATTACGATCCTAATCAAAAACCACCAGGACCAGAGTTCAAGCCTACTATGCCAGCTGGTACTGTTAAAGTGGACGTAAGTGACGTATACGATTGGTATAAATTAGGACAACATATTAGTGATCTTGAGGGATTAGGTAAGCATGACTTTGGTAAAGGTCCACCTAGTACTATTTTCTCATTTGGTAGCGAAGATGCCGAACACAAGTATATTAAAAATTTAGAAAAGACTGGGCTTAGTACAACTGACATTGATCCACTTGACCCAAATCAACCTAAAGGCATGAAGCGTCAGAAAACTGACTCTACATACAATGTAAATGAAGTTAGTGGATACATTCCCAGTAAAAAAGAAAAGAATGATCCTAGATTTAAAACAGCGTTAACAGTAGACGTTACTCCAAATAGCATAAAAGATAATGCTAATAAATTAGGAAGTAAAATAAGTAGAGCAGGCATCCCACCTCTCTTAAGACCATAAAAAATTATAAGGAAAAAATCATGGCAACAACAGATCCATATCAGTTTATCGCAGATCAAGCAAATGCATCTGCATCTGCTGCAAAGTTTTCAGCACAACAGGCTGCAACTTCTGCAAATATAGCTACATCTTCTGCAGCCACTGCAACTTTAGCAGCAAATCGTGCTAATATTGATGCAAGAAATGCTAATATTTCTGCTACTTTTTCAGCAAACTATGCAGCACAAGCACAAAGTTTAGTTGGAGCAGTAAGAACGGCTAACACATCTACTATACAAAACGTAACAACTCTTAATACATCATCAGGCCCAACTGGCGCTCTGCAAATGTCAAATGGAAGCGGAGGTTTTGTAAGTTCAAATGTTTTTGTAACGGGTTTTGGTACAATTACTGCTGGTAACTTATCTGTAAGCTCGGGTACTGTAACAGCAGGTCAAATTTTTGCATTAGGTAATATTATATCTAATTCAAACGTAACAGCCCTCAGAGGTGTTTTTAGTACTGCAGTTTTAGGTAATGCATCAATAGGCAATCTTACTGTACTTGGAAATGTATCTGGAAATTTTAGTGGTAATGGAAGTAATCTATCAGGTGTTGCTCCATTGAATAGTCCAACATTTACTGGATTCCCAACTGCCCCAACCCCAGCCAATAATACTAATACCACACAAATCGCTACAACTCAGTTCGTACAGAATGTTGTAAGTGGCATAACCGGTTTTAGCACTGGGATGAATGTTACTGGAAACATTTCAGCTACTGGCACAATTAATGCAACTGTAGGTGTTACAGCAGTTGGTAACGTGCAAGGAGGTAATTTAAGAACTGTAGGTGTTATCACAGCGACAGGTAATCTTTCTGCAGGAAACGCAATAATAAACGGACTTGTTACAGCGACCGGTAACATAAGAGGTGCTAATGTATTTTCTAATGGTGTTTTTAGTACTACTGGTAATGCAGTTGCATCTAATGTATTTGCAAATTATGTATTTTCTAATGGTGTAGTTTGCGCTATTGGTAACATAGGGGCACAAGGAAATATTAGCACATCAGGTAGTTTAACAGCCAATGGTAATTTACGAACATTTGGCACGTTTATTATGACACAAGTTACTAGAACAAGTAGTTCACCGGGATTTCCAGGACAAATATGTTGGGATACAGGTTACATTTACGTATGTATAGCCAGTAACGTTTGGAGAAGAGTACCATTAAGCAATTTTTAATTTATAATTATTATGGCAGACGCAAATACATCAAATACTAGCTCAAATACAAGCTCTAATACAAGCTCTAATACTTCTACAATAATTCAACAAATAACTGTTGTTAACGAAGCTGTAGGATTATTAGGAGCCGTTCAATTTGCTAGGGGAAATAGTTTTTCATCTTCTGACAAACTTCTTTTTGATGCACTCAACTCACAGTTGCAAATACAAGGTAAATTATTAGCTGAAAATGCTAACTTAGGACCAACACAAGTCCAATCATTATCTTCTATTGGCGCGGTAACAGCTTCACTATTGTCTGCTGCAACTGT